GAGAAAGGATGGTGGTTGAGATGATGTATCGTCAAGACATTAAGAATGAGGTTGTTGATTATATTCGCAACAGTGGTGAGCGTGTTGCGGATTATAATGTTAATGTGATTGATGATTCTGTTTATGAGTGAAGTCGGTGTTTGAGCAGGAGTTTTGAGCTGAGATATAGGAAAAGCCCCACTAGGTTATATGCCTAGGGGGCTTTCTTGTGTGTGTGGCTACTTTTCTGTTTTGTCTTTGGCGCTTACGGTGATTTCGAGTGCATCAAGTTTGGTTTTAACGGCTTTTTCGACGGTGGCGGCAATGTCGTTGGGGTTGGCGCCGAGGGCTTTGCTGAGCGCTTCGATGGCGGCAGCTTGTGCGGTGATTGTGGCCGTCATGTCGCGTACTCGTTTGTCGATATAGCAGATGCGAGTGAAGATATCGCCCTTGGTGCCGTCTTTGGTGCCGCCGTCATCAGTGCGGCTTAGGAGGGCGTAGAGTCTTGCGGTGTCTTTGTGGGCCCAGCTGAGGCGTATCCATGCTGGTTGATTATCTTTTCCGGGGGTTCCGCTGTCTCCGATGCCGTAGTCCCATACTTCCTGTGGTGTTGTCATGTCTGCTCCTTTTGCTAGAATCTCGTTTGCTTTGTTGATTACATAGTTGACGTCGAGCCCGTTAACAGCCCTGTCGGGACAGCCGTAGTGGTCGGTACCGGGTATTTCGCGGTGTAGCCACACGTTGCCGTTGAGTCCATTGTACCATAGGCGGCCCCAGCCTTGACGGTGCGCGATATCGGCGCACAGGCGGGCCGAAGCGTCCATACATGCGCGCGTGCAAGGCACGCCGGTCATGCCGCCTTCATGCTCAATGCTTACGGTGCTGTTGTTGCTCGCATAGTTCGCGTCGCTCCAACTGCCATCACTCTCGCTCACATACTGGTGTATCTCGCCGTTGCCGCCGATGCCGTAGTGGGCCGAAGCGCCTCCGGCGCGTTGGAAAACGCTGTCGGTGCCGGTCAGATAGCCGACCATGATGTGCAAGGTGATGTGGCTTATGGCGTAGCCGTTGCGCCCGTTGTAGTGGTTGGGAGACCCCACCCATATGATGCCATCCATGTTTACTCCCTAATCTTCTTTGCCATTGCTTTCTTTATTATCGACTTTGAAAATATTGAGGATATTTGATTTGGATAGTTCGGGGTTAATTTTCGCGCAGTTTTCCATGATGGACGTGATTTCAATCAGACAAATACCTGCACATACTGGCATGAATACGGGTAATTCGATTCCCAGATTGATGTAGCCTGAACCGTATTCCACAATCAACGCGACACAGATTACGGCAAGGTAGGCGAACTTATGCCCGAGACCCTGCCTCATTCTCTCACTGCACAGTTCGCCGTGCATGATTGCATTGACCACGCCGGTAATATAGTCAATCAGTACCAATAAAAATACGATGCCGATGGCGATTAACTCATGGATTGACATGAATATTTCCTCACTTCCTTACACCTGACTGTTGTAATAAGCCGCCAAGTATCATGCTGAATTCCGCCTTGATTTGTGGTGTTTCAAAACGCAATCGTCCGACGCGGTAGGCGCTTAATATTTTCTGCGTCATATCGTCGGAACGTTTGAGCATGATGCAATCATTGTCCACCAGTCGGTAGTCAAACGTAAAATCCCTAGTGATTTTCGGCTGTTTTTTTGTGATTATATATAGTACTTCGTCGGTATCGCTTAATTGTTGGTATACGTTGAAAATACCGTATTCGGTGGTTTTCAGCGTGAACGCATAACCGGCGTTGTTAAAATCACTGATGAGGGAGTTGGCGTTGTCCCTGAAGTCATTGTTGATTGCATAATTCGCATAATTCTCATCATATTCGCGTAAAAACCGCCCGAATTTCGACGTAGCCACCTTGGCGCTGAACCCGCCATAATCAGCCAATTCCACCATGATAAACCCGTCGCAATAGCGTTGGTATTGCGTGTGATTGTCCAACTGTGGTTTCAGGTTGATGTTGAATGCCGAAAAATACGGGTTGGCGAGGGTTACGGCATTGCTGCACATGATGACCCTCACGCGATCGTTCCATCGGTCAACAGTATTGTAAAATTCTTCCAGCGCCGTAACCTCGCCGCCAAGGTAGCGCATGTTGTCGGGGAAAATCTCATCAAAAATTATCGTGCGTACACGCGGATAAGCAACCGACTTGACTTGTCCTGCTTGGCTGAGGGCAATGAAGTATCCCATAATATGCCAAGTGGGCCGACGTTTTCCATTCTTGTCGACCGCGGCGTCGCGGTCATCGGACCAATGGCATTCGGCCTGATTGCCGGATACTCTAAATTCTAGTTCCGGATATTGCTCTGCAATGTCAGCAAACCACGTGCCCTTGTTTTTCTGTTCCTCGGCGGTACGGCGTAAGTAGATGAATTGCCAGCGTTTTTTAATCCAGTCACCTATGACAAGTTTTTTGGCACCATAGGTTTTGCCGAGGCCGCGCGCGCCGATTACAAACATCCAAGGCGCATGATATGACAATACGCGCCCATAATCGTAATAATCGCCCTCCGCTAACAGTCTCTCCATAACACCCATCCTACCATACAACAACGACAGGCCGGTAGATCCCTACCGGCCTATCACTGCACTAAAAGTTCGGTGGCGCGCTGATGCCGTCCCACACATTCAACAGCGAATAGACAGTATTGTAACGTGTCCCATATGGCCCGAACGGGGACGTGTTGAGGATATTATTATACAGTTGGGTAAGTGTTGAAGAGTGAGGCACGTTCAACGCGCCCGCCGGGCTTTGGTGATAAGCACTTGTCCACAGTATTTGCATTTTCGCGTCATCATACGTCTGTGGGTAGCTCTCGTAATCCTGTGCGAACTGATTACGCTGGCCCTGCCGTGATTCCGTGCGCCGCGCCCACGTCTGGAATGCCGCAACTTCGCTACCGGTCATTGCTCTGTCGAATGTGCCGCCTGATTCCATGAGCGCGGCGATACTCGGCGCGGCGGCGGCAAACGCCTCATATCCTACAGCATCCACGGCCTTCATTGCATTCAGAACCTGCAAGCGGCGTCCGAAACTCCATTGTGCGATACCGATGCCCTGATTGTTTGGTTCGACGGCATCCCAGCGTAATGATGATTCAACGGTACCGATTACATACAGCGCATATGAGCTTTCCCCGTCGCCTACGCTTGGCGTACCCTGACCGTGGTCGGCGTCCGGCTGGCCCGTGCCGCCGCGATATATCCAAGTCTGGGCGCTCGATTTATAGAAAATGGCTTGTGATGATGTCGAGCCCGAGCCACTATGATATACGAGATTATCCCCCTGTAACTGTATCCATGAGGAGATATCGCCGTCCACGTTCACGCCCGGATTATCGCCGCCCGTCGGGTTGTCGCCGGATTCCGGCGGTTCCGGCAATGCCGTGGGATGCAGATAGCCGAGAAGCTGTGACCCTTTCGCAAGCGGTAAGGTTTGATGTACGGCGGGCGTCGGGTTTTGCGTCAACACGTCGATGCTGTCGCCTTGGATGCCACCCCATACGATGGCCACGTGACTGCCGGGGTAGTTTTGACTGCCGAACCTCCAAAACACGACATCCCCCATGCCGGGCGTATAGTTTGCGTCTTTTTTTTCGAAAACGCGCCCCACGGCGGACGTGGTGGGGAACATGGTGTAATTGCCTTCCGCGTAGCCTGTCGGGGTGATGCAGTCACCTAACGACAGATTATAATTATCCATACAATACTTTGCCCATAAATCCCAGCATTGGGCACCGTAAGCCCCATCCATGTCCCAATATTGGTTTTGGGTACGTTCCAACCATGCTTGCACGTCTACCATAGTATTAGTATACCCCGCCCGGCGTACCGGACGGGGTATGTTTCACGTGAAACGCTTACCACGGGTAGCACACGAAACAGCCGTTGTTACCGGCCGCAGTGGTGCCGTGATATGTAATCTTGGGCGCACCGTTCGTGTCGCCGTCCACGCCAGTTAACAGCCAGCCGCTTACAGCGTTGCCGGAATTGGTCAGACCTGCACCCCATGCGCGGAACTGATCGGGGGAGGAACCGTTAGACGCCCTAGCCCAGTTCGGGAACGTCACGCCAGCCGCTAGGTCGCTGTTGACGGTCGAATCGTCGCCCCAAAGCGAAGCGAACACCATGCCGCCCGAGGCTACGACATTGCTACGCACGTGACCATTGGATGACTGGACGGTGGCAGCCTCGTAGCGTCCGGTGTAGGTGCCTCGAATGGCAGCCGCCATATAGGATGCAATGACCTTGGCTCCGTTGGCGTTGGGGTGGATATCGCCGCTTGGGAAGTTGGAATCATTGCCGATATTCCATGTCCATGCCCAATCCACGTTTTCCACGCCGTTCGCGGCTGCCGCCTCGGCTACGCCCGCCGCCTTCTGGCGGCCATACATATCCATACCGGCATTATGCCAGAGCATTGGCACGGAGATGATACGCGCCTTGGGGAACTTCGTGCGCGCATTCGAGAACGTCGCACCCGCATACGACTTCATCTCAGCGGTGGTGGCAATGTCGTTACGCCCGCCGCCGATGATGATAATCTCCACCTTATCATTATCAATGGCCTGTGCGCTGTAGGCGTTATCAATCTGGTCGGTGAACTTCTTACCAGTAACGTTGAACCCAGCACCGGAGACCGAGTAGTTTTTAATCTGATACTCGCTGCCGATGATGTCGCGGAGCTGTGTGGGCCACTTGGTCGCGTCCGTGCCATCCGGGTTGGCGGTGTTGGCGGAATTGCCGTAGCTATCACCGATGCACAGGCAAATCGGCGATTCGTTTTGTGGAATCGTTTCCAATGCCTGAATACGCTGGTTCAGCTGCTGCGCGGTGCCGGAATATCCGCCCTGCTTGGTAAACGTCGTGTCCGCCTGCCCCTTGGTGTACACGTCGGAGATGTTCGCCTTGGTATCGACAGTGCCGGACAATGAAGATACCGTGTTCTCAAGTGAGGTCAGTCCGGTACCCTCTGCCTTGCCGTTGATGGTGTTCATAAGCTGTTGCGCGGTTGATTCCGACGTAACGCCCAGCTTGCCAAAATAGCCATTCAAGTCGGCAATATCGCTCTTGTTGGTCTGCGCGAGGCTTGTCGCAGTCTCAGCCGCCTTCTTGGCCTCGCCCGCCGCCGTGGTGGCGTTGTTCGCCGCCGCCGTGGCGGTGGTGATGTTGGTAGCGTTGGCGTACATCTGATTATCGATTTTCGTCATTGCGTCCGAGAAGTCACCACGCCATGATGGGCGGTCGTTCGGATTGTCGCCAAACGTCGGCAGATTATAATGACCGGTATGCTGTGTGGCTGACATGGGTTTTCTCCTTATTTTGCGGTGCCGACGCGAACGATGCCATCCGCGTCCTTGTACATGGAATCAAGCTCAGATGCCGTTAATCCGAGCGTGGTGGGCTGTGAAGCGGTTTTATTAACCTTGCCCGCAAGCCCGGAGGTAAGCGCCGAAGTGGTGGCGAACCCTGACACGTCGGGGATTTGCGAGGTTCGGGCAATGGTGTTTGCGATTCCAAGCGGGGATGCGGATGTACCGGCGCCGGTGAGGTCGGAGGTGTGTGATACTGATGTAAGCCTGCCTTCGGCGGACGCAATGGCGTCCGAGTTCTTCTTCAGTTGGGCGTCGATTTTCGTCATGTCGCCGTTATAGTCACCGAGCCATGTAGGCCGGTCGGTGCCGGCGAACTGTGAGAGATTATAGTTTTTGGTATGGTTGGTTGCGGTCATGGTGATTATCCTTTCTTGTCGAAATTGTTTGCGGTTGGGTTGCGTTCGACATAGCGTGCATCCGCTTCGGATTGCGTGATGTATGCCATGTCGGCGGGCGGATTCTCGGGCATGGATTTTCCATAGGGGAATTGGGAACGGCCCGGAAAGTCGCCGGGCACGCAATTATCCACGGCGGTTGCTTTCAAGTCGTATTCACGTGCCTTAAGCGACAATCCATCGTATTCCTGAGCGGTGAGCTGCATACCGTCGTAATCACCCCAGAACAATCCGTGATTACGCGAATTGTCATACATGCCGCCGAGCACGTCCCCGAGCGGTTGCGTGGTGCCGTACACCGGAGAGGTCGCTACGCCCTGCTGTTCCATTTCATGGATTAGGGCCAGCAGTTCCGCGCGCAACGCGGCCATAGCCCCGTTAAGCTGGGCTATGGTATCCGCAAGCGCCTTATCCACGGATGCCGCAAGGTCGCTGGTGGTCTCCTCCAGTTTGCTCAAATCACATTGGAGGGTATCGAGATTATGGCGCAGACATTCAATCAACTGCAACGTGGTCAACCCGTCACGATACGTGAACGGAACGGATGTGGGCACCCCATCAAACAAGCGTTGCTGTGGAATCAAAGCGTTAATGGCAACCATGATTACTCCCATTCTCCATGGTTATGGCAGTCACTGAAAATTGTATCATAAGACCCCCACACCTGCATGAAACACGGTTCAAGACTCCGCACGACTTCCATATCCACGTTGATGATGGCGTTCCGGTACTCCTGAATCAGGCTCATGGCGGACTGGGAGCGGCCCGACGTGTGTGATTTGGTGCTCCCATCTGCCATTCCGTACTGGATGCACTATGGGACTGAGAAGAGGTATCTTGCGTGCTATGGCTACTGCCGTCCGTATCCGCTTGCGCCTGATTGGCATGAGTCGCGTATCGAGCAAAATCACCTTGCACGCCGGTTGCGGGCACTTCCGAGTCGTAGGACTGGGATTTGGTGCTACTTGAACTGGTGCCGTCCGAGGAGCTTCGGGTTGCACTATCCTGAGAGGCGCTGGTTTTGCCGCTGGACTGGGCTACAGTATTGGACAGGCTTTCACTGACCATTTCCATAGTGTTCAATGGGTCATATTTCAACGCTAGCGTCCTGTAGCGCTCATTAAAATATGGCATGATTTCCGCCATCGTCATTCCCAAGTAAAAAATGAACTGCTGGGCGGTTTCCTGTCCGATTTCCCGCAACGCGTAATGGCGGATAATTTTCTCATTCAACTCCGCGCGATGCGTTTCGTCGTAAATCGGGTAATAATCGGCGGATAGATGTAGCTTATCTGCCGTATCGTACCCAAACGCAATGAGATTACCGAGCGTTTCGGTGTACTCTCCCGGCGTTGCCATCGCGTAGGCGCTAAAACTCTGCACCATACATGCCCTCCCCTGCTTGAAGGCTAATGCGCGCGGCAACAATATCATGATATACCTTCATCGCGGTAACTTGTTTTTTCAGTAGTTCCGCAGCTTGGTTCGACATGGATAGGCTCCCGTTTTCATAGCTATCTAGAGCCTTTTCCGCCTTGCTGATTTTATCAGCAATTTCATACATTTCAGACACAAGCCTTACCATAGTGTCACAGGTCATCATTACAACACACCTCCGATACCCGCATCGTACGAGGCGGGCATATCAATATCCGTGGTCCCGCTTGCGCTCGAATCCAGCGCGTTGGGCACGCCGGAGCTTTGCGCGTCCGCATACTCCACCCAGATGTTAAGTTGCGGCCACAATCGGTTAATCTCTGTTGCCGCCGCCTGCCGCGCCTTAAGGAAGCTCAACCGGAACACGTCCGTTTTTTCGTTGGCTTGCGCCACTTCATCGGAGATGAGCCGTTCCTTTTTCTCGGTACCACTGGACTGGATGCCCAAATACCCCAACACCTCGTTAGTGACCTGCGCTTTCTGTTGGATGAACTTATCCAACAGATAAGGCGTAGTGTTGGGCCACGGTTGGAACATACTGCCGGGGTCTAGTGAATCGTAGCCGATGATATAATCCTGCCCATCCTGCCGTTGCTGCAACATGTTCTGCACGGTGAGTTTGGTACGCGGGTCGGCGGTGATGATGGTCGGCAGTTTCAGGCTCTCCAAGTTCACGTCATATGCCTTGTCAATGTCGGCGAGGCGTCTCGCGTACTGCCATAAGATATCTTTGAAACTCATGCGCATACGATTGTCCCAAATGGGGATGCACTCTCGGCCCGCCTTGAGTTGCTTGTAATGGTAGTTGACGCCAACCGGCTCGAAGCACGTCGGGTTGTTATACACGTTCAGTCGGCCTTGATATCCGGCTTGCGTGGCGAGGAACCGACCTATGCGTCTGTCTTCAAAGAAGAGCGCGCACCCGTATTCGCAGAGACACATTTCCAGCCATCTCTCATCCACGGTTGGCGGCAGTCCCCGCCAGCTGAACCGGTTCAATGCCAGTTCAGTCAGCAGATGGTAGTACATTGTATCGAGGCCGGCGGCGCGTGCCTTGGCGTAGTTGCCACGCGGATGCAACGCGCCGCCCCTACGATTCTGATTCTTTCTCGACCTAGACATGCCTCTAGTATAGCACTAGAATGAGATGCCCGGCAATGGGTCGTTATCCGCCCAATCGGTCACGCCGATATCATCCGGGTTAGTCCATATAGTAGCCCCAGACTCGAACACGCCTTTAATGGTCTGTCGATACTGCTCGGGCAAATCACCTCGCACGTAACACTCTTGCATCTGCCAATAGGTGAATTTTGTCATACATTCCAGCGATTGCGGCGGCGTGATGAAACGCTGGATAAAATACCCGTAACGCAGCATGTACTCTCCGACGCTCCGCAGAGCTGAGGGTGCGCACGTCTTAAATCGAACCAACACCCCGACAATACCGTTCGCGAGGTTAAAACCGTCTCCGCCGATGGCGCCGGATGTGGTCGGGGGTGTTAATTGCATCTGCTGTACCTGTGCATTGATACCCGCAATGGTGTTTTGATAGTCTCCGAACGCGGAACGTTGCGCGTAATCCGCGTTCATATCCGCCATATTTTGGGCCAACTGGTTTGAAAGCGCTGTAGTCTGAGAGCCGTATGTGTTGGCCTGACTTGTTGAGGCCGCGTTGGTACTCAGCGAGTTCGCCGTGGAAAGTTGAGCGGCGGTATTGTTGATACTGCGGTTTGCTTCAGTGTTGACACCATTCATGACCGCACCGCCTAATGCCGATACCGCGCCCCCGACATTGCCCGAAGCGGCGTTGCCCGCCACCCCGACCACGCCGTTAACCACGTTATTCAGCTGTGCGAGGTCAGCTCGCTGATTGTTGATATACGTCGTGTTGTCCAGACTGGTGTTAAGCGAGGTTGCTTGTATCGCGTTATTGGCGTTGCGGTTGCCGATAGCGAGTTTGTTGGCTTGGGTATTGTACTGGTTTTGCATGGCCGTGGCCGCAAGAGACTGACTGATGCCCATCTGCGCTTTTTGGTACGCCCAATCAGCGGACTGTTGACTGTAGGAACGAGTGTAGGCACTGTTTGCCATTGCCAACTGGGCTCCATTGTTGACTATCACAAATTGAGGGAAATTGCTGATGCCAAACGCGGCGTCCAACATTTCCCCGCTATCAATGGGCAACCCATTGTTTTTATCAAGAGGAGCAATCTCGCTTGCACCCGCCTTATTGTACCCAACCGGGTAAAAGTTCAAGCGCGCGCCATTGGGCGCGTAATTATGCACCTCTCTAATAACCAGATTATCGCTTTGGATATTTTCGGGCTTATAGGTGATATTAGTGCCATTCAAGCAAGTGCATTCAACAGTAGAATAGGGGTAGCATTTGAGTTTTTTAAGGTTTTTATAACGTTTAGGGATATTAAAATTATCACGAAAATCATTAATGGTAATAATGTCTTCATATCTGCTGGGCGCATTTGTGGCCGACTGGGGGAAACGGTAGATACGATTATTTAATTCCGAAGGGAGTGTTTTCCCGAACAGCTTATCTACGACATAGCCGGATTGCTTAAGAAAGTCATCATCTAAAGAGGGTATCATGTACATGTTTACAATACCCTGTGTTATCCATGAAAAAGTAGAGCCCACTCCCATAAACACTTGGATAGACTGGATATCCTTAAAGTACAGTATTTCAGCACCGTTAGCCATGTTCTCAAACAGAGAGCCGCCCGCAGTAGTGAGAGACGGTTTTTCCTGGCTGCCCGCGTCCGCTGACAAATCTACCGTGCTCACGACTATTACGCCGTAATTCAGATTTTTCCCATCCATGCTGATAAGAGACTTGTATTGTTGGTTTACCGTCACCATTTCGCTACCGGTGTCCAGCCCTTCGGGTAGTGCGAGATAACTGCGACCATAATCGGCCATCTGGTTTTCGTTGGCAATGCCGATATGGCCTCGCACCACATAACATGAACCAAACCTAAGTACATGCTGGAACGACTGCCAAACGTCCAACTGTACAGTGAGTTGAGTAGTGTACGCATTGATGTAATCCACGTGGTTGATGAAATAATACCAATACCGTGGCGCCTCCAAGTCGGGGTAATCGTTATACACCACGACATAGTTGTAGTTGGACGCCTCGTTGAATGGCAGTTCGACGCGCACGGGTTGGCCGAACATGTGCATGACTCCATGCACCCTGTCAATGCCGGGCCGTCGGTCGAACCATTCCTGTTGTTTCTGCGGTGATTCGAACCGGGCTAGGTCACGGTAACTGCTATCCCACGGCACGTTACAGAGTTTCAGCGACGTGTTGGGCGTCCATTGAGCCCAGTTAAACGTCGCCTCGACGTTAGGGTTGATATCTCTCAGCATACTATCCCTTTCATGAAGAAGGGAGTGTTTCACGTGAAACACTCCCTTTTATTATATCGCAGATTAGGCGACTGTCACAGTGCCCTGACAGCTGACACCGAACAGCGCGGCCGTCAGCTTGGTGGAACCGGCGGCCACTCCAGCGACTAGGCCGGTATTGTCTACTAGGGGTTCGCGTCATCAATCATCATCCAACCTCCGGTATGGCAAGGCCCGGAGCGCTCACGTGGCTTGCGCT